TGCATTTCTGTTAGGTTCTTCCCATCCATCTCTTATACATACATTTTCAAGGTTACGGAATACATCATTGGTTGCCTCACTAAATTGTGCCTCGTATTCCTGAAGGTAAATGTCTATAGGTAGTGATAATGCTTGTGAATTAATAAAATTAAGGTCTATATGCGGGTTATCTGCGCTACGACCTCTAAATGATATAATGTCGTTATTTGGGTTAGTCCCGCGTAAATACAACGTATAGAACCAGTTTTTAGCCTTAGGTGTTGATATTATTAGGCATTTCTTCCCAATAGCCGAGAGAGTAGGGAAGACAGCCTCGTTAATAGCTTCTTCTCTAACGTATGCGGCCTCATCCACCACCATGTAATTAAAGGAAAAGCCCCTAATTGTATTGTAGTTATCGGTTGAAAGAAACTGCAGAGTAGAACCATTAATGAACTCAATAGTAAGATCAGCTTTATTTTGCTTATTAATAATTTCATATGATGCGTTAGTTAGTTCGTTGAATACCTTTTTACACTGATTATATATAGGAGCTATCCAAGCACCTTTATTACCTGGGTTTTGCAATAACCAATATAGCATCAAGTTCTGAGCAAGTAGTGACTTGCCGAATTGACGACCAGTAGCAACCACACCAAACTTATGAGCACTATCAGCAAAGCCGTTAATAATCGCTTCTTGCCCACTATGAGGATCAAATAGGGTTATTTCCATTACCCCAGTTTAATTTTATATCGCCTGTTACTTTAACTTCGGCTCGTTCTATTTCACCGCCTTTGATTTTATTTCGGTATTTAACTACCTCTAACCAAATACGTCTGTCATTGTCAGCAATGGCTTCCTCCTCGATTTGATCTAATTTGAATAATGTTTCTGTAATGCTTTGTTTAACATTGTCTTCAAAGTCTTCTACGATGACTTCCCATGCTTTACTCCATAATCTATTTGCTTGCTGTCGATTGGTATTATACTTCTCCATATACCACTGAGTAAAATGCGACCAGCCAGCACGATTATCTAAAATGTAATCAACACATTCCTGAATATTAGTCGTGTGATCTATGTTATTCCTTTTCATGATGTTTTTTATTTTTCTGTCCTTTAGGTCTACCTACGTTACCACTAGACTTATGGGTATACATACTATTCATTCGATCATAGACTGGATCTAAAGACATATTATTATAGAGCAAAGCATCTATCTCATCAATGTTCACTATATCCTTTTTACACAGTTTATTCCACTTTTTATCGTTATACTTACCCTTTGGATTTTTCTTCTGTTTATATATTTTCCCCTCAAGCATCAGATTTCCTACGACCCTTTTTAGTTACAACTGGATTAGCAGCAGCCTGAATTTCAGTTAAATTTTGTTCATACATTGAATTAGCCATACGTGCATAAGCACCAAACTCACAATTACAGCTTGGGCGAGATACTTCCTTACCCTTTATAATAGACATAGTACGTACGTGATAATCAATCCACTTACCTACCATACCATACTGTCTAACTCTGTCGTACTCTGTCAACAACCACTGAGCATCACTCTGACTTATCATCACTCAAATATTTTAATAAAGTTTCAATTACATACATCACAACCATAGTAAGCATTGCCGTAACAGCAGCCTTACCAAGATTTAAAGTTAACCCCAAAGACAACCAAAAAGCAAAGCAGAATGGACAAGCTAACACCTTCACTATATGGTGTAACCAAAACCACTTTAATTTAATCATAACCTGAATTACTCTATCAACAATCCACTCTCTTAGTGGTTGAATTGGGGTAAAGTATTTTATAGCTAACAAACTGATAGCTGAATAATATAATATTTCCATTAGTTTATTTCTTCAAATCCGCTGTTAGTTTCCTGTATTTCAAGTTTCTTCTTGAATTCCTCTTTTAATCCCTGCCACACATAGAATTTCTGTAATAGATTATTTTCATCTATAAATTGTTCTAATTCGGCTACTTTTTCAGCACATGGATCAGCTACTGGGTTACGTTCCTCTGCTGTTTTAAATTCAATTCCCATCTTTTAATTCTAATAATATGTTTTTGATTTCATCTTTAACAACCCATCTAAAGTTAGATTGGCGTTTATCTAAACGTTTCTCAATATCCTCAATACGAGATAATAACTCAATATACGTTGTATCATCAATAGCTGGTTTGCGTTTTAGACGCGTTCTATACTGTTTAATACGTGCTTTAATAGCAGGTAAATACATTGTGGTGAGTGAACTGCCTAACGCAGTTATAACCAATAAAGTTAAATAATATACATCTTTCATTTTATCTACAATCATTATCACACTTACAACGAATAATTTGCATTGCTGCTCTTACATCAGTAGTAAGTGATATTTTAGTTATTTTATATTTTTCGTGCATTTCATCATAGGTTAACCCTTCCTCAAACTTATCCAATAATAGCTGGCGATGATAGAAATCCATGCTGGCTAACTCACGTTTAAAACACTGATACCATCCCTGATTTTCAAGTAACTCGTCTTCATCCTCATTACTCTTATCAGGCATAGCCCCTGAACGTGCTGATAGTTTGAACTTACGAACCTGATTATAGAATGGAGAGGTGGATGATTGAATGTTACGTGTAGCTGAGACTAAGATATACCATCCTATCATATTATCATCTAACATTTGTTTCTGTCGCTCCCAGGGTTTAGTTAGAAACTGGAGGGTAGATACTTGGAGGAGATCATCTGCATATTGAGCCATCTGCCCCTTACAAATTTTATACGATATCTCTCCCTTAAGCCATCTCATATTCCTACGGAACCATTCGTCCCTATCTTTTATTAACTCATCTATTTCTTGTTGTGTCATAGGGGATGTTATTTAATTTAGAACCCTGACCCATCTAAATCTCCAGCACTTACGTCAGTAATCAGTGCTCCTTGATCCAGATTGTAGTAATCATTATTACTACCCGCTACCTAAGGCCCATCACCTCCTTAGTTTACGTTGAGCATTTCAGCTCTCTATGTCTATTATACGTACGTTATATCTTTTAAAGAATACTATCTTGCATATAAATTTTTAAAAACCTTTGATGCCCATTGTTTTTTACGTCCTTTTTTAGGGGTATGTTTTTTAGGTTTATTATGTTCTGTTTTATGACAAGTATTACATAATAATTCTAAATCGCTGGGAGATTCATTAAATAAATTTCTATATGATTTGTGATGAACTTCTAATCTATAAGTTGATTTACAACGTTCACAACAACCTCTTATTGAAATAATTTCCATTCGAATAGCTTTCCATTCGGGGGTATTTAAGTAAGCTCTATACAATTCATATTTCGGATGTTTCATATGGTCTGAAGTTACTAAAGAAAAATTGGGGGGGCACGTTATAGTTCACCTCTTCTTTGAAGAGCATAAAATATTTGCCAAACCGCACCTGGATGCACTCCAAATTCATTAGCTATATGACTTATTTTCATCCCTGAATTATACATTTTAATAATCTCAGGATACAAATGACAATGTTTTGATTTAGATATTTTTCTACCCTCACCTAATTTTATTTTATTACCTCTCCATTTATGCTTAGGGACAAAATCAATATTTTCTTGTCTTGTTACCCACATCAGGTTATCAATACAATTATTTGATGTGTTAGCATCTTTATGGTGACATTCCATATCAGGATGAGGTTTATCACCTACAAATGCTGTTAAGATTAATTTGTGTAAGTGAACAACTCGTCTTTTAGTACCTTGGTAAGGCTGAACAAACCAATATCCGTTATGATGGTTATATGTTGATTTAAGCCTTATAACGCGTGCTTTACCGCATTTAATAGCAGATTCTGTACCTCTCGTATCACGCCATATTTCACCATTAGGTCGTGCGTAATACGTTGAATAATCTGGTAATGAGACTACATCGTTTGGTAATTCATCAAATAATTGATCTTCTAATCTACGCCATTCATCCTTTACTTTATTGTATTTAGGATTTAGTTTACGCCATGCGCGCATATAAGCATTTCTATCTTGTTTAGACAAGTGGGCGATTTCGGGGTATTTAATTCGTTTTGACATTGTTATTTATTTTATGGTTATACACCCCGAAATATATAACAAAGGGTTCAAAATCGCAAGCTGTAATAAAAGAAAGTTGGCGAATTTTCGTAAAAAACAAGAGAGGGCCGAAGCCCTCTCCTAAGTTGCGCGTATAAAAGGTTGTCAAATAGACAATAATAGATATTATTGGTAGAGGTATCTAATGATGATTACACCATCACCTCCATCAGCACCACTACGGAAGTTACCACCTCCGCCTCCACCGCCTCCACCGAGGCCGTCAACTCCTTGGTTTTGTGCAGCTGGGTAATCACTACAGAAAGCACCATTACCCCCACCACCTAAGCCACCTGAGCCAGTTAAAGCAGCACCACAATCGTCAGCACCACCACCACCTCCAGCATAATATATTGGGGTGCCTGTTATACTGATTTGTTTACCATCAGCTCCGTCAATATAGGAATCATCATTTGGTGTTCCTGAAGGTGCTATACCTCCAGCTCCACCACCGCCTCCTCCAACACCACCAAATGGAGGAGCAGGGGCACCATCACTACCAAATCCATAAAGGCCACTATCTCCACTTTGTGATGTTTGAGTTTCTTGACCAGTTACAGTTGAAGAGTAGGATTGACCACCACCTCCAGAACCACCATCTCCTCCATCACCATCACTGAGGTAAGGGAAACCACCACCTCCACCACCACCTTTAGCAGTGTATAAAGTAGACAAAGATGATGTGATTAATGAATCTCCACCACTTGTGCCTCTACCATTAACTCCATCTGCTGCACCAGCACCTCCAGTACCTACAATAACTTTA